GCTCCGGCTGTTGGAACAGTTGCACAGGCACTCGGACAGCTTTCAGACGAAGCAACAAATCCTGTTGTTGTTATGAATAAAGCAACATGGGCAGCATTCAAGGCAGCGCAGTATGCAAACGGCTTCAATGTAGATCCTTTTGAGGGATTCGCAGTTCACTTCAATAACAGCCTTCCTGCATATGCAGACGCTTCCGAGGATGATGTATATGCTATCGTTGGCGACTTTGGCGAAGGTGCAATCGCAAACTTCCCTAATGGCGAGTCAATCGAGTACACATTCGATGAGCTGACCAGAAAGAAAGAGGATCTTGTTGAGGTTCTTGGTAAGGTTTATGTTGCAACCGCTCCGGTAGCAGATAAGGCATTTACACTTATCACAAAGCCTGCACAGGGTTGAGGATAGCTTATGAGGGTAAAGGTAGTTAAAACCTTTGCTGATAAATGCACCTATAAGATGTACGCAGTCGGGGAGATAGTTGATCTTCCCGATGAGCGTGCATTTTCTGTTATTGACAGAGGACTTGCAGAATCGGCGGAAGTTAAGGTGAAGACAGAAACAGCGGTCAAGATGCCCAAGGCAACAAAGGCCGCAACAAAGAAACCTGTTAAAAGGGTGACGAAGAAGAAAGAGGATTGACATGCTTGATAAGGTGAAACTTGCGTTGCTTATCAGTTTTGATGACTTTGATGATGAGCTGAATGATCTGATAGGTGCTGCGGTGCTTGATCTGAATATTGCAGGAGTGGATGACGAGACTACTGTCAGCGATAATCCTACGGATAAACTAATAGTCCGTGCTATCTGTTCATATTGCGGCTATCATTTCGAGCTTGAACACGGCACACTTGACAAATCTGACGCATTCAAGAGGTCATATGACGAACAGAAGGCACAGTTAAGCATGGCAACAAACTACACAACGTGGTAAGACGATGAATCTCGCACATAAGATAACGCTTCTTACAAGTGAATACACGCAGGATGCCATAGGACAATGGATAAAGACGGTCACAGAGACAGAGGTTTTTGCCACAGTTTCATCCGTTACGATGTCCGAGTTCTATCAGGCAGGATTGCAAGGACTTAAACCGGAGTTCCGGATGACCATTTGGATGACCGAGTATCACGATGAGGAAGAGCTTGTCTACAATGACAAGGTTTATTCCATCTATCGGACATACATCAGGGATGATGGCAGGATTGAGCTTTATGTAACAGAGCGGAAGGGAGACGAAGCAGAATGACACTTGCAGAATTGCACGCGGCTCTTCAATCAATCACAGGATTTGACAAGAAGGTTGCGTATAGAGCATTCCCGGTTGGTAAAGCTCCAAAGCTTCCGTTTATCTGCTATTTGGCAACGTCTACGGACAATTTTGACGCAGACAACAGCGTTTATCACGTTTTACAAGGTGTAGACATTGAGCTTTATACAAAAGATAAGTCGGTTGCGACAGAACAGCTGCTTGAAGCAAAGCTCGATAGCTTAAACTTTGTGTGGAATAAGTACGAAGAATGGCTTGATTCAGAGGAATGCTACGAAATTATCTATTCAATTACTTTATAAAGGAGAAAAGACATGGCAGATAAAGTTAAATTTGGTATTAAAAATGTTCATGTATTCCCTATAACATCAGTAACAGCAGGAGTTCCGACATATGGAGACGTTATAGACGTTCCCGGTGCGGTTTCCTTCTCGATGAGCGCACAGGGCGACATAAACAAGTTCTATGCTGATAATATCGTTTACTATCAGAGTTCAGCAAACAACGGTTATGAAGGCGATCTTACGCTTGCACTCATTCCGGAAGCGTTCTATGAGAAGATTTTCGGCCAGACACCTGATGCAAATGGTGTCATGACAGAGAATGCAGCTGTTGAAGCAAAGGCATTCGCTATGACCTTTGAAGAGGATGGTGATCAGACAGGTACGAAGTTCGTTCTGTATAACTGTACGGCAACAAGGCCCACAAAAGAGCTTCAGACCATTGAGGACAGCAAGACACCTGTTACGCAGACTCTTACTGTTTCGGCTGTTCCGCTTCAGAGCGGTGATGTTATGGGAATGACAACATCCGCAACACCTGATGCTGTCAAGAATACATGGCATGATGCGGTTTATATCGCTTCAGGAACATCAACCTTCCTTGTATCGTTCAACAGCATGGGCGGTTCTACTGTTCAGAGTCAGAGCGTTGCTGATGGCAAAAAGGCTACAGAACCTATAGCTCCGACAAAGACCGGGTATACCTTCGGCGGATGGTATTCAGATCTCGATCTTACTGACGCATGGGATTTCAGCACAGATGTTGTTACAAGCGACATGATGCTTTACGCAAAGTGGTCATAAATCCGATAAGGATATGAAAGATGAGCAAAAAAGTAAAAGTGGATCAGTTGGCAAAGGAAATAGAGAAAACGCTCGAAGATTTTGTCGGTGTTACTGAAGAAGCTTGTGATAAAGGGGTGCGTGAAACAGCAAAAGATGCTGTTCAGGCACTCCATGATGCTCATCCTATCGGAAGCGAAGGGCAACCAAGCGGAAAATATGGATCGTGGGATGAATATAACAAAAGTTGGAAAGTTATGCAAACAAAGACCGACAAGCGTTATCACAGAAAAGCCACTATTCATAATGAAAACCACTATCAGTTGACACATCTGTTAGAAAAAGGCCATGCGCTTGTAGGTGGCGGAAGGGCACAGGCATTTCCACATATAGCACCTGTTGCTGAGAAGTGCGAAGGTGAGCTTGTGCAGAATATAAGGAAGTACATATAAAGGGGAAGAAAATGGATAAAATCGTAACGATTGATGGGAAGGAAGTTAAGTTCCGTGCTACAGCCCGGACTCCAAGGCTTTACAGAGCTGTTATTGGCAGAGATATGATCTCTGATATGAACAGACTTCGGAAAGCATTCGATCCGAAGAATGCCGAAGATTCAAATCTTGATGCGATCAATCTTCAGATATTTGAAGATACAGCGTATATCATGGCACTTCATGCGAATCCTGATATGACAGAAAGAACACCGGACGAATGGCTTGATACGTTCGATATGTTCAGTATATATGAGGTTTTGCCACATATTCTTGAATTATGGGCAATAAACACAAAGCAGACATCTAAAGCAAAAAAAAAGTAGCTCCGAGAGACAGAGAGCCGAATGGTGCGATATTCATGCTCCGCTGCGCTGAATTGAATCTGTCAAAAGAGGATCTTGACGATATGACGGTCGGAATGGTTTTTGACATGATGACCGAAAAAGCAAACGATCACGAAAAATACGATAAGAAAGCTCCTGCCGGATCTATGGCAGCATTCTTCCGGGGAGAGCTTAATCTTGGAGAGTAAACATGGCATCAACTAAAGTTCGTGGAATTACAATCGAATTAGGGGCAGACACTTCTGGATTATCCAAGGCCTTAAAGGGTGTTAATCAGGAAATTGGAAGCACACAAAGACAGTTAAAGGATGTCGAAAAACTTCTCAAATTAGATCCGCATAACACAGAGCTGATGGAACAGAAGCAGAAGCTCTTGGCAGAACGTGTTGGGGAAACAAAAACAAAGCTCGAAGCACTCAAAGAAGCTCAAAAAGAAGTCGGAGAAGAGCTGAAAAGAACAGGCGAAGGACAGGAACAGTATGATGCCCTTCAGCGTGAGATTATAAGTTGCACAAATGAGTTAAAACAACTTGAGAAGCAGGCTTCAGCTAGTTCTGTTGCCATGCAGAAGATATCGGCAGCAGGCGAAAGTCTAAAAAATGTCGGTGACAAGATAAGTGGTGTAGGTCAATCACTTATGCCGTTATCAACAGCGGCAGCAGGCTTAAGCGCAGGCATAATCAAAACAACGGCTGATTTTGACGCATCCATGTCGAAGGTTGCAGCTGTTTCAGGAGCGGCAGGAGAAGACTTCGATAAACTCCGTGACAAGGCTCGTGAAATGGGCGAAACAACAAAGTTCTCTGCTTCTGATTCTGCTGAAGCCATGAATTATATGGCGATGGCAGGATGGAAAACAGATCAGATGCTCGAAGGTATCAGCGGTGTCATGAATCTTGCAGCTGCATCAGGCGAAGAGCTTGCTACAACGTCTGATATCGTAACAGATGCCTTAACAGCATTCGGAATGAAAGCAGAAGATTCCGGACGTTTTGCCGACATTTTGGCTTCAGCCGCATCAAATGCGAATACAAACGTTTCGATGATGGGCGAATCCTTCAAATATGCCGCTCCGGTTGCAGGATCTCTCGGATATTCGGCAGAAGATGTTGCTATCGCACTTGGCCTTATGGCGAATAGCGGAATTAAAGCATCTATGGCAGGAACATCACTCCGAAATATCTTTCAGAGGATGGCGAAGCCGACAAAAGAGTCTGCTATGGCAATGGATAGACTCGGCCTTTCGATTGATGATGGTGAAGGGCATATGTATTCCTTCCGTGAAATCATGGATCAGCTCCGTCAAGGCTTTGTTGATATCAATATGCCTATTGAGGAATACGACAGACAGATTGAACAGCTTGACGCAGATCTTGAAGCAGGGCGAATCAAGCAAAAAGCTTATGATAAAGAGATTGAAGAGTTAAACAAGCAGGCATTCGGTGCGGCAGGAGCAGAAAAGGCAAGAGCGGCAGCCATGCTTGGCGGATCCAGAGCGATGTCCGGTCTGCTCGCAATCGCAAACGCATCAGAGGAAGATTATAACAAG